TTTTTAATAATTGGTTTTTATCTATACCATTAAAACCTGATATAATGTAATTATAAATTGCTTGTTTTATTGTATCAGGATTATGTCCTCTTGCCGTTATAATTGCAAATATTGAACCATTATTAATTGACTCTTTAAAATCTTCAAATGCCGGTCCTGGTACCGATCTCATAGCATCAATAAGAAACTGTCTATCCCCCTCTACTTTAAAATTTCTAAACGGTTTGTCGGCATATCCAACAATAGTTTCACCATTATAATTAAAATTTTTTTTTCCAATGTCGTGTCTATGTTCAGCAAAATCTTCGGTTCCCATTTCTATTTCATCACCTTTGTCGTTTTTTAATATTATTTTTGTTGGCATTGACACAATATTATCATCCCAATCAAATGCATAATATTTCATATCAGGTGTCCCCTCCTCATTAAAACCTTCCATTAAATAACTTCTATATCTCATATATAATATTCTATAAATATCTCTAATAAACAAAAACCCCCCGTGAAATCGAGGGGTTTATTAGTTTTAGTTTTAATATTAAATGTTTTCAAAAGACGCACCTGTAGGTGTAATTAAGAATTCAATATCTATAAATTCTAATGCTTTTGTTGGTTTAATATAAATTTTACCTGTTAATGTGTTTCTATCTAAATCTTCAGTAGATGAAGAAACGGTTACACGGAAATCATATAAACCTCTATCTCTTCTGATTGAATCTAATATTGGGTTAACACTATCCAAGAACTGTTGTCTTACGATTTGGTCATTTTGTTCAAATAACAATCTAACCGCTACCGCTGAAATCAACTTACGAGCTTGTAACAATAATCTTCTAACATTCAATCTGTTAAGTGCTGAATCAGCAATTTGAAGAGTTTTGTTACCCCAAATTACTGTACCAACATCAGAGAAGGTTGCAATTGGGTTAATTCTACCTTGATATAATGTATCTCTATCTTCTTGAGTTAATTTTGTTCTTGCTTTAACTGAATTAACAAGACCTCTTGTGTAACCCGCTGATGCGAACCAAGGGAATGATACATTATCAGTTAATGCTAAGTTTCTACAAACCTCACCTGTTGGTGGAAGATATATTTGTGTGTTATTAACAGTATCTCTAACAAGAATCCAAGGATAATATGTTGCAGTATAGTTAGAATCAATACCCGTCTCATTCAATAAATCAACCGCTTCTTGTGGGTTAATTCTTTGTTGGGGGTCATTAGCATCAGGTAAAAGTAAGTTATAATCCGGCATTGTTGCAATATAAATAGAATCCGCTCTATTATATTGAACCATATTAATTGAAGCTTCAACAAGATTATCATGATTTTGAATATCAATACCTGTAGTTGCAAAAATATTAATATTTGTTGCCTCAGGGTTTGCGAATGTTTCAATACCCAATAAGTAAGCGTAGTAATCGGTGTTAGCCCAATCAGTTGTGTTTTTATTAACCACAATTGGTTTAAAAGCACCATTACCGGTACAATTTGGATATCTTGGGTTACAAGTGACATCCGCACCTGCCAAATATCCTGAACCACCTAATTGGAATCTAGATTCATTAGTTCTACGTTCTCTGTATATATCCCATCCGTCAAATCCACCAGCAAAACATAATGTGTATTTTCTTGAATAAATGTAGTAGTATCCGTTTGTTTGGTCTGTTGGTTCAGAATTAAATGAATAATCACCACAATAGAATTGAGTTTCACCACTACTTGTGGTACCTGTTCCAAACAAAACAACTCTAGCATTTTTATCCATATGGAAACCTTTTGTCATAGCCGCCCAATCAAATGATTCTAAAGCACATGCCCAATTAGTTGTAGGATTTACTCTACCTTTATATTGTATTAAAGAATCATCAATTCCGAATTGTGTTGAGAACCCTAAATAAGTTCTTCTAATATTATCACCAGCAACTGTTACTGCATTATCACCTCCAGATGTTGTACCAAATGGTGGGTTATATAATACTTCATTAGGTGTAAAATATTTAGTTTTATAAATAGGAATAGGTGTTCTATTTTGTGAATTTGGAAGATACTCTCTTTGATGATATCCACGGAATCCACAAGGTAATGCATCATTAGGATATTCATCAGCCATTTCAACCATGATATATCTTGAGTTTAATGAGTATTCTCCATTATAAGAACCTATTTTTTTAGCAACAAAGTTATTTGAATTTTCATCCAAATTACAATTTGTAAATTTCTCAATAACAACAGGATTAGTATCAGTATCATAGAAATTTCTAACTAATACATCAAAAGTTTCATTATTAAAAGATATATTTGCAATTGAAACTTTTATTTCAGTATTTGCAGAATCACCATCTGAAATAGATACAAATCTGAACAAATCATAAACTGTATTACCCCTTACTTCTGAAACTAAGAATGGTGTTGAAGGTGTTTGGTATTTTTCATATTTCCAAGCGATTGACGCTGTACTTCTTGAAGAAGCTGCGGGTAATGGGATAATATCACAACTCAAACCTCTAATAACTCCAAAATTATATAAGAATTCTAAAGAACCACCATAAAGTTCCTCAACAAATAAAGGTACATCAACTCTATTTTTACCAAAGTTATCCATACCAAAAACTTTTGGTAAATATTGACTACTTGATGAATTCATTGATGTCTCAAAAGAGAATATTTTATTATCATAAGTAATACCACTAAGTAAGAAAGTTGAGAATGGGTTTTGATTAACCGCCGAATATGACTCAGTACAAACCATTTGAACATCAGATGTTCCTGTTACTTGATATTGCGGACCATGTTGAGTTGAATTAAACTCAGAAATACCTCTTGAACGCAAGGTAGCAACAACCATTCCGTTAACCGGAGTTGTTCTATAAGTTGCACAAGAACCTGAGAATAAATAAACACTACCTGATAATATACCTGTGAAATCATTATTTCCTAAAGAAGTTAAACTTGAAACATTATAGTAAAAAGAATAACCTGAGTAAGAATCAGTACCAGGAATTGGGTCAAAATTTGCATAAAACCAAGGGTCATTTAAATCTGAACTTATAACATTAGAATTAAAATTTACACTTGGAACTCCATACATATTAGTAAAATTATAATGTAATGTATTGAAAATTGTGTTATAGTCTGATGGTAAAATTGAACCGTAAGCAATTGCGGTGTTTGCAGTTGTTGATGGAGTATCCATGAATGAATCTAGAATTTGTGAAAAATCACGTTGTAATGTAGATGTACTTCCATTATATGTTCTATATTCTCTATTTAAATTTGCTTGAACAATAGGAGGTAATGATGTTGTAAATACTGTAGTTCCCGTACCAAATGAATTTCCGGAAAAATTAACAGTAAATGGTACTCCTGTTGCTGGTGAGAATCCAACAGTTGCTGGGTCAACATCGGCAATTACTTTAATTGACCATGAAGGACCCGCATCATATCCCGATAAACCAAGGATTCTTGTTACAAATAATTGGTTTGATTGTTGTAAATAAGATTTGGCAATGTATGCCGCCTCATATTTAGGTATCTGTGTATTCACAAACTTTTCGGGACTTGTTCCCCCGAAAAACGCTTGGAATTCATCATAATTAGTTATGAATATAGGTTCAAATGCGGGACCTCTTTGAGTTTCTCCCACAAGACCTAATGTTGTAACACCCACACTTTGAGCCACAAATGATAAATCTGTTTCTGAAGTGTATACACCTGGTGATACAAATACTTTTTGATTTGTTTGAACTGTTGCCATTATTTTATATTCTATTAAAGATTTATTTTATAGATAAATATTCATAAATAAATGAAAAAACTTTACTTTTACAAAAGTATTTATAATTAAGCACCTAAAAGTCTGCTTATTTTCTGCTTATGTCACAGAATGATAATAAGGATATAAAAAATATTAAGATATCAACTGAATCTCATGCAATTCTAAAGAAGTATTGTGATAAAAGAGGTATTAAAATTTACAAATTTTTAGAGAACTTAATTAAAGAAAAATGTAAAGAAAAGAAAGATATCTACGGAGAGGATTAAATAAGTTTACAAACAAACAACAATGATGAATCTCCTGAGTTTTTTGGTGTAATCACAATATCTAATTGGTCATTTGTATTAATTGGTATTGGTTCCATTTGACCATAATTATCCCCATTAATATAAACATCATATGATGCAACATTATTTTTAGATGATAAAGACATATTAACCATATACTCCATAACATTTGAATAAGTTAAATTACCATTAATGAATGGTATATTTAATTCAAATGAATCAGGGTTCTCAGGGTATTTTT